ATGTTCACGCTGGTTCTTTTTGTGTGCTACCTGGGTGGCGGTTGTGAAGATATCGTTGTTGATGTCTACAAAACTGAGCAGCAGTGCCTGATATCGATGGACGATCAGCGTATTCGTAACGGCGGATGTTTACCCGCGGATGACTACATAGACAGCTTCTGGCGTCCGGCCCAGGAATACAGCGATTTTTGATTATTGCAGTTGCACCAGCGTCAACTCGCCACCAAACACCGCACCGGTATCAATATAGTGCAGATTCTCGTGATCCAGCCGCTGACGCAGAGGCGTATGGCCAAACCAAAAGTGATCCGCGCCGCGAATGCCGTTGCCTTTATTCATCAGCCTTGTGCGATCCCACAGTACCCGCTGTAAATCGACCTCTTTTTGCCACTGATAATTATCATCAGGGTAATCTGCGTGAGCAATAACGTGTATGCCGTTCTGGCAACGCAGCTCCAGAATCCAGGGTAATTGCCGACACGTTTCAAGAGCGGCTGTCGCCGTTGGCTGCTCCGCCTGCGCAAACCACGAACCGCCATTCATAAACCACAGGAATTGCTCCCCGGTTGCCAGCGCGTCCAGCCCCATCTGTTCATGATTCCCTCTGACCGCGATAATCCAGCGTTTACGCAGTAGTTTCAGGCAACGCAAACTGTCAGGTCCGCGGTCGATAACATCCCCCACTGAAACCAGCAGGTCCTGCCACGGATCAAAATGACACAGGCGCAATTTCGCCATCAATAATGAGAAGCAACCGTGGATATCCCCGACCACCCAAACATGTCGCCAGCGCGTCGCTTCCACTCTTTGATAAGCATTGTCAGGTAGTCCCATTTGACCTCCTGTACACAGTTCTCATGCAACTTTAATTTTAGGGAAGGTGCGAACAAGTCCCTGATATGAGATCATGTTTGTCATCTGGAGCCATGGAACAGGGTTCATCATGAGTCATCAACTTACCTTCGCCGACAGTGAATTCAGCAGTAAGCGCCGTCAGACCAGAAAAGAGATTTTCTTGTCCCGTATGGAGCAGATTCTGCCATGGCAAAACATGGTGGAAGTCATCGAGCCGTTTTACCCCAAGGCTGGTAATGGCCGGCGACCTTATCCGCTGGAAACCATGCTACGCATTCACTGCATGCAGCATTGGTACAACCTGAGCGATGGCGCGATGGAAGATGCTCTGTACGAAATCGCCTCCATGCGTCGGTTTGCCCGGTTATCCCTGGATAGCGCCTTGCCTGACCGCACCACCATCATGAATTTCCGCCACCTGCTGGAGCAGCATCAACTGGCCCGCCAATTGTTCAAGACCATCAATCGCTGGCTGGCCGAAGCAGGCGTCATGATGACTCAAGGCACCTTGGTCGATGCCACCATCATTGAGGCACCCAGCTCGACCAAGAACAAAGAGCAGCAACGCGATCCGGAGATGCATCAGACCAAGAAAGGCAATCAGTGGCACTTTGGCATGAAGGCCCACATTGGTGTCGATGCCAAGAGTGGCCTGACCCACAGCCTAGTCACCACCGCGGCCAACGAGCATGACCTCAATCAGCTGGGTAATCTGCTGCATGGAGAGGAGCAATTTGTCTCAGCCGATGCCGGCTACCAAGGGGCGCCACAGCGCGAGGAGCTGGCCGAGGTGGATGTGGACTGGCTGATCGCCGAGCGCCCCGGCAAGGTAAGAACCTTGAAACAGCATCCACGCAAGAACAAAACGGCCATCAACATCGAATACATGAAAGCCAGCATCCGTGCCAGGGTGGAGCACCCATTTCGCATCATCAAGCGACAGTTCGGCTTCGTGAAAGCCAGATACAAGGGGTTGCTGAAAAACGATAACCAACTGGCGATGTTATTCACGCTGGCCAACCTGTTTCGGGCGGACCAAATGATACGTCAGTGGGAGAGATCTCACTAAAAACTGGGGATAACGCCTTAAATGGCGAAGAAACGGTCTAAATAGGCTGATTCAAGGCATTTACGGGAGAAAAAATCGGCTCAAACATGAAGAAATGAAATGACTGAGTCAGCCGAGAAGAATTTCCCCGCTTATTCGCACCTTCCTTAGATTGTTGTAGCAGGCATAAAATGCCGCACAAAGAATTTCGTGTGTTTTGGCACCGTGCTTTCTAACCTTTTGGTTTTTAAAGTACATAAAAAGAGACCGAATACGATTCCTGTTTACAACTCAAACCGTAATAATCCATATACTTCAGTAAGTTAACACCAAAAACCCACTAAAAAACACCTCCTGATACTTACTATTGCACCCATTCAAGATCAATAAGTTGCCATTGGTTTCGTGGCACCGTCGGGAAATCTTCGGGATCAAAACTCCAGAACAGAAATTTCTATGGCACACCGTTACGCATGCCATCGGCAATATGAAAAATCAGTGGGCCGAGCTAACACAACCAATATGACTGCACGCGCCCATTCCATCAAAGGTTGGTCTGGGAGAATTGGCTCTGGCAGGGACGATCACCGGCGTTTTTGATACCAATGGCTACCTGAAAATCCCTGTAATTATTGGCGGTGCTAAGCGAACCCTGATGGTCCAGTGGGGCAACGCTGGAAACGCAGCTTCAGCAACTACAGAAACGTTTTATCCAGTCCCGTTCCCGAACAAGGTTTTTCAGGTAATAGCTGGCGGGTTTCAGGTCGGTGGTAATCAGCAGGCATACGTGACAGTTAACAGTTCGAACCCTTTGAACAGATTTGCGTGGAACGGCTTTTACGCCAATGGCGGACAAGCACCAATCCTCAGCACCGTTGCTAATCAGGTTGGTTGCCAATACATCGTTATCGGGTGGTAAGGAGAAAATATGTTTCAGTATTCACCATCAACAAATTCGTTTTATCCGGATGACTTGCTTTCTGTATATGAAGAAGCAGGGACTCTACCGAATGATTTGATCCCAGTTTCTGAGGATGTATTTCATGAGTTCACCGCCACGCCCGAACCGGGCAAAATTAGAGTTGCAGGCAGTGACGGCCTGCCTGCATGGGGTGATATTCCTCCTCCCACTCATGAAGAATTGATCACCATCGCCGAACAGGTGCGCCAGCAACTACTGACTCATGCTGACGCGGTAATGCTCGACTGGCGAACGGAACTGATGCTGGGTGAAATCAGCGACGCCAACAGAGCGAAACTGTCGGCATGGCTGGCTTATAAAAACAAAGTTAAGGCGGTTGATGTGGCAACCGACCCTAAGCATATTAACTGGCCTGCTCCCCCGGAGGCGTAAGCCATTCGATATCGGGTGCGGTGCTGATATCTATTGCTGTCAGCGCATCGATATAGTCCATCCAGGCGTTAAGGCTGGCAAATTCATCATCCGTTAGCTTACGCCCCATCAGCAGCTTGGTTTGCCAGACGACAATTCGGCTGGTCGCCGCATCAATACGGGCGCGTTTTTCTGCTTCAGCCTCTGCGACTAATTCATTGTGCGATTTTTCTTGTTGTGGTGGGGCAGAAAACTGGCCGTTCGCATAAAACCAACCGATACCCACTTCAGGGTTGTTGATGCAGATCACCGTTTCATCGGGAAACAGAGACTGCGCGATTGTGTCATCTTCACAGACAAAGATATTTTCAACCGTTCCGTCTTTAATAAGCGCGAAATTAGACATTATGCAAACTCCCATACGATAACAATTCCATTAGCACCCGCTCCCCCCAACTGTGCAGGCGCTGCAACCAATGAATCTCGCGAGCTTACAGCGCCAGAGCCTCCGCCGCCTGGTGTGGATGAAGGGACACCGTTTGCAGAGCCACCACCAATAGAAATGCCACCGCTACCAAGTTTAGAAGCCCCTCCTTTCCCTGAGACGACATTTAAGTTATTTGAAACAAAGCAACTTCCTCCCATCTCTCCGGCCGCATTGATATCACCACCAACAGCCGAACCACCCGATGGCCCACGAACATTTGTGATAACACTGTTGGTGTAATATGCCCCTATGTAACTACCTCCAGCGCCACCATACGCTACGATACTGCTGTTAAATGATGATGCACCACCTGGATTACCTGTAGCATATGTTGCTTGTCCACCAACCCCGACAATAACAGGCGCTGTTACTGGAAGTTCTTGATAAAACTTAAAGGCATATGCGCCGGCACCACCACCAGAACCAACAACGCTATAATTAATATCAGTTGTATTGTTGATTCCTGGGCTACCCGCTCCAGCCCCTCCAGCCCCAATAACTTCAACGTAGCCGAATGTAGCCTGTGGTGAGCGTGTATACGTCCCAGACGTATTGATAATTTTGATGTTAACCAGGCGTCCAATTTTGTTGGGGATAACCCCCCCTATCAAACCAAGGTTTGCGAGAGCCGTAGAAATCGCCGCTGCACCATCTGATTTGATATCGGCAAATGGGTTTGCACGGCTCAGTGTGAGTTTTTGAATGGCTTTTAAAACCTGAGTCATATCGTTAATGTCGAGCACCAATCCTGCTGACTCTGCGATATGCGCTAACTCTTCCTGCATGGCGTTAAACGCTGCTGCCCGCAGCCTCGTTGCGGCAATACCACCAGCAACACTTCCATCAGTATATTTGCCATCCTGCGTTGCAGTGGCTTCGACTTGCCCGATTCGGAGCATAGTTAATCCTCACTTAGTGTTAAGAGATAAAATCAGAGGGGGAAATATCAGTTATGAATAATTGAAAATGATGTTCAGATGGGATGGGGCAATTTTGTTGATTGAACACTCCAGTTGTTTATTGCCCCACGATGCGAGCGGATCTCCGCAGTAGGACGCGCCAGCAAGCGAATACTTGATCGTTGTTTGTGGCGCATTTATCCGCCAGGTAAATGGCCACTCGTCACCGTTAAGCGCATCACCGCATACTGACATGCCACTCATAGCGGGCCGGAACTGTGTGATAGTGATGGTATAACCAAGAGCTGCAGCCACCCGGATGTAATAATCGCGGTTCAGGCCGCCGGTGCTGATTAACTTTGCCACCACGGCGCGCTGGCGATCGCTGACGCCACCGGATTCACCAATCGCACAATCATCTGGTAACCCCAGAGAGCTTTCCCATTCTGACAACATTACCGTCGCTGTAGGGGGGAAAGCACCAGTAATCAGGCTTTGCGCATCGTTGTCAGAACGCTGAAACGCGCTGCCCAGTGCCCGTAATACCGCAGCCTGTACCGTTTTTTGCGATCTGGGCCACGCCCTGCCCGTCGGCAGCAACGCGCCAAGCGCACCGGCATAATCATTTTTTGAAAAGAGGCTCATACAAAATTCACCCCACCAAGCACCGGAATTTCGCCAACAGCAAAGGTGATATTGGCCATCGGAGAGTTAAGGATATAGCCCGTCGTGCCACTAACACCGCCGATACTCCCGTTAATATCAGAGAGGTAAACTTTCCCGGAACCATCAGGGTTAGCCTCATCAAAAAACAGCGCCGTCAGCGCGTCTTTTATACCCTGAACTGTGGTGCTGTCGGCATTTTTGATACCAGAGATTTCAATATTGATGACTTTCTTGATCGGGGAACATACGAAAACAATGGCAGTGTCTGTCTGCTGCGGATAGATGTGGTCGGCGACAGCGAGCTGGTCTCCGGTGGCTTTAACAGCCCCCCAGTCCTCAAGTTGGGATATTCCATCGGTACCGACCGGAAACCCACCATTGTCATTCCGATCACACATGATATACACGCCAACGGTCCCGGCCCCGTTCAGACGCCGCTTTACCCACGCGCGGGTGACGCCCGAAACCTCAAGCGCCCATTTTTTATAATCGGCGTCGCTTCCACCCTGAGGCGGATTCTGCCATGCCAGCAAGCCACGACTGCGAAAGTCCTCTTCCGTTTCAATATCGGCTCCGCCGGTCGCAGCAGACAGTAACGTTACCTGTGGATCCACGCCAGCAATATTCGCGTCCAGGGTCATTATGGTCCCGGCATCAGCGTTACCGCGCGCGCCTCCACCCGTTACATCACTGGTAATATCCGGCAGGATGGCCGTCACCGCGACGATACCAAATCCATCTGCCTGAATTTTAAGATCTGCATCCGTCCGGTACTGGTATCCGTCCCCGCGGTTAATGATCGAGCCAACAGGGATAATACTGTCAACACTGCCACTAGCCTGTACCGCAGGCGACTTCGCCGCTGCAGCTGGTTTTCTGAATACCTGCTTAAGGGCCATCCACCCGGCGAGATACTCATCGGTAGAGGTAAACGGGTTTGTCTGCAGGGCAATATAGTCAAGGTAGGCGTAATGCAGATGCCCCATCCCCGCATCCATGTCAGCCAGTACCTTCAGGTTCGCGAAGCGCAGGAGCGCACCAACATCCTCAAGCTCCGCCTGCATAAATTTCCGGTTTCCGTCGCGGAGTTCGCTCAGCGTCGGTCGTTTAAACGGCATATTAACGTTGCTCCCATATCCAGTAAAACCTGAATTCCTGCCAGTCCTTCCCCGGTGCCTGATAGCGGATAATGAGATTGAGCCGGTCAGGCAGGACGATCCTGGCAACAGGAATAACCTCGCTGACAACGCCATCAACCTTTAACCAGTTGAGCGCTTCACTCGAGTATTCCTCCGCTTTTTTTGCTACATCCGGGGTCAGTTTTTTCCGCCGTAGCAGCCACAGCCGGGATCCCAGTTGGGATTCCTCCCCAGAATCCCCCCACCAGCCGCGGCGATCGCTATCCTCATAATCATCGTCAGCGCGCGCCAGCCTGTCAGTAAACAGGCTGTCCAGTATTGCAGTCTGTAAATCGTTCCCCGTGGTGAGTTCGCCCAGCCCTTTCTGCCAGTCAGCAAACATCTCATCCACATTCCAGAATGAAGCGATGTCACTCATGTCACCTGATCCTCTGTTTTTTGGCTGCGGATATTGTCATTGCCACTCTGGGCATTTTTAACCACATGATCATGGTCATTATGTGCATCCCGCAGCTCTTTCAGTGTTCGGGTATTGGTTTCACAGTTATCAACAATGTCACCCGTGCACCTCAGGATCGGGGTATTTGCAAGAATCCCCTGGCTGGCATTGATGGTCACGTTAGTGGCGTTATTGACCTCAACATTCTGGCCCTTTGCATCTAGGAAGATCCCCTTCTCCGTCAGGAGAATATTAAGACCCCACTGGTTATACATGACCGTTTCGCCCGCTTTCAGGCCTGTATGACGGAACCCCTGATGGTTGGACGCAATTACCACCGCGCTGGAACGATCACCGCCAATAAAAGCCAGAACCACGTCAGTCCCTGACGGCAGGCCGGATGAAAAACCAAATTCAGCCATCCGCGGTGCGCTGGCCACCTCCAGCGGAGTCTGGTACTGGATTGACTGCACCACCCCACCATCTTTCATAGCCGTGATCCGGCCAATCCCCAGCATGCCGGCGATCCTAGTCGCTGCATGTTTAAATAGTTGCTTCATGTATTGAATCCCGCCAGGTTCTGGTAGAAGGCATATGGCTGAACGGCGAATGCTTCAGGCGGCATCAGCGTCATGCGTGCATGGGTGCCGTAGTCATCGCGCATATAGGTGACTTCTGCCAGTAGCAATTCAGTCTCCGGCAACCGTAAGGTGGGAAGATCAACGGGGATCAATGTGTTTGGTTCCCACAGTTTCCCGTCTTTATCCCGCCAGGAATCGATGGTTACCGAGAGCTGTTTTGAACGTCCGTACCGCCGGTTCATTTCCCAGTCGATCGCACTTTGTGCCTGTTGAGTAGCCATCAGGGTACTTTCCACAATCGATATATGTTTTCGGTACCGCATACGGGCGGCCTCCGGATCTCTCGCCGTTGCCAGAGTCACAGCGTCATAGGCCGTATCAGGCGAATACCCTGCAATTGGAGAAACGCTCATTGATACACCGACATAATCTGAAAACCTGTCAGCCATCGATTTGCGGTAGTATGCCTGCTCGACATTTACCCCTTCGGCTATCCCACTCGCCGCACGACGTGTTCCCACCCGGGTCAGTAACAGGTTTCCATCGGGCTGATCATAGTAAAGCAGAGCAGACCATCTGGCCACCCGATCGATGACTTCTTGCGGAGACTCACCCCAGTTCAGAGTGAACTGGGGTACCTTCACAAGTTCATCAACATCCGTGGTTACGGTGATGCCGTAGTAGGATGCCAGGCGAGAAGCAATTTCAAGTGCATTACTGGCATTAATGACGTTGTTAGGCCACTCAGCTGAGCAATCCACCAGGTCCTGACATTTGCTCCTGCCCGTGGCGCGGACCTCATGGCGGGAGCGCGATAGTGCGGGTTCCCAGTCATCAACATATCCCGTCAGTGTCAGATCATCTCCGATACGAACTTCACAAGACATTCCCTCTTCAACGAGTTGACGATCTTCGTTGCCAGGGAAGTAATCCATTAGCCCAAGATCGAAATCAGAGGGAAAACGCTCAATACCCCGCGTTACCCGGACAGAATCCCACCCCTCGATGATTTTGCCGTCGACCGTCAAAGAAACAACATCCAGATCGCTGTCTGCATTCATTGCCTCAGTACCTTCATGGTTGTCGGCATAAACGCCGGATGCGGTACGCGCGCTTCCTGTACCAGTTCATCTGCACGGGTGGCATCCTGGTATAATCGGTTTGCCAGCGTCAGCGCCGGAAGCGGCTGAGCGGTAGTAACCTGCAGAAGCTCGCTCAGACCAGAAGCACGCTCACTCATCGTAGAAAGGAATGCCGATCTGACGGCGAGAAGCGCGTTATACATATCATCGTCCGCGCGGTCTCCAGCCAGAACCAGCGCCGTATCAAGTTGCACAGAAACTCGTTGAGTTAACTCTTCTGCCTCGTCTGTACTGGCTGGTCTGGAGTCCGCAGCGGCACTGGTCATGGCACCAGTACATAGCACAACAATCAGCGTGTTCATGGTCGCCGAAATCGCTTTGCTGCTGTCGGACCGCTGGTACTCCGTGCTGATTGAATTAGCCAGTTTTTCCAGCGCTGTGATTCGGTCATTAACGCTGCCGGCGCTGTTAAGAATTGCGTTTACCACGTCGGCGACGCCCTGGACAAACTCATCAGGTGTGTTGGATCTGCTAAGCTGGCTCGACCTGTCGGTAACATTTTTCCGGTCCATTACCGACTGGGCTGTTACCTTGTCAGCCAGTGCTCTCTCATCATCCACATCAGCAACTGACGATTTGCCAGCAACAGCAGAGGAACTACCGCCCACAGAGCCTTTACTGTAACGTCCGTACCGGGTATTCCCGAACGTGGAGTTCAGGACATTGCTGAGATTCGTGACCTGACTGATGGTGCTGTCAACCATGTTAGTCCAGAACGTGACCGTGCCTCTGATGGTGTTTATAGCCTGTGTGACACCGCGGATTTCACTCTTAACCCTGGCAATCGTGCTCAGCACAGCAGTGCTGACCAGTTTCAGATAGTTGGTTTTCACCGTGGCGCCTGCAACGGTACTGCCCGTGACAGCAAACACTTTAAGCCCTGATTCAATTGCCATCAGGGTAAATTCAAATACTCGCCCGTTCTCCATCGAACCGGAAATACGCAAACCATTCTCAGGGATGGAAACCGTTAATTCGCCCAGTGTCGGATGGACAAGCGTACCGCTACCTTTTTGTTCACAGGCTTCAATCAGTGACTGACGCTGCGTGATAGCATCGCCGCCGCCGTAAACCTGGCTGTTCTGGATCAAGAAACCGCGAATAACAAATCGCCGTGTTGCCCGCCCGATATCCTCTATCCAGGCTGTATCACGGTAGGGATATTCATGTACCGCCTGGCGTCGGCCGTGGCTCCCTTCCTCAGCAACAATTGCAAATGGCACACCTCTGAATGAGCTGGGCCGTAACTGCCCCTGCCAGTCATCGCTGGTATCTCCCCCCAAAAGAGAAGTTATTGCGTCCTGGATAATTGACGGCATCACGCCTCCGGAAATAAAAAAACCGCCATGTCGGCGGTTTACATATGCACTGAAATGACTTATCTATTTATCGCTGGATCCATTACGGTCAAGAGATTCGGCGATCCTGTAAAGATGCTCAGTCGCCTTGAATGAGTTCATTAGGAACTCATAAAGCACACGTAAAAGCAATGCACTTACCACCGATATCGTAATCGCCGTGAAATTCATTGAGACAACAGAAAAAACGAGGAAAATGCCAATTACCAGGTAAACAAGCGCAAAAACCTTTGGAGTCTAAATGGCTTTTGCTCCAAAAACTTTTTCATTCATAACTTCTTCCTTAACGAAATGACGACAGTGATCAGTAATTCATGGCCGTTGTTATTCTGCCATTATTTTCCGCATTATAGGTTTTACGCTCCCCCTTATCATTGACCATCGTGATTTCAAGCTTGAGAGACTGATCGGACATGGCCTCCTTAAACGACCGCGCCAGATTTTCACTAAGGGCAACTTCATCACTTTTCCCTTGTTGTGTTCTGAGTATCGTGGGTTCTTGATCCACGCCGCGTGATCCAGAGATAATGTCATACCGCTGCTGGGCCAGCACATCCGGATTTCTCTTCCCTGACCACCGATCATCAGTAATGGCGGTCTGGATGGCGTTTAGCAGTTGTTCCTCAGTATAAGGTTGTGCGCCATTCTCATGTTTAATCATGGCTGCCATTATCGTTTTTAATGTTTCCGGATCGTGCAGATTTACTTGCTCTTTGGCTCCATATCCAGTGGCTTTTGAGACGGAGTCAATATATGCACGAGTATTATTCTCTGATTGCGGAGCATAGGTATGAATAATCCCATCCAGAGTATTATTCCCCCTGTCACCATACAACATCAGCTGCCTCGCCATTGCAGCTCTTCCGTCGGCATCATTCGCAAAGGTAGAAAATCCGCCATTTTTACCCGTTGCGTTTGCTGCAACCCTCAAATTACCGGGATTATTATTTCTGAAGCCAATTGCGTTATTCCTTGTTTCCCCGTAAGGAACATTGCCGCGTGCAGCGTTGGATTGTGGCTGGCTGATAGCGGATAAGTCATTCTGCAATTGAATCGCAGAATCGGTCGCGCGGTAATTCGCATCGTACCGCTTTCTTACAGCATCAGTCATGAAACCCGCGTCAACCTGCCCACGTTCACTGCGGGGTAAGCTGTTATAAAGTTCCTTATCGTTCTGAATGCGCCGTAGTTTCTCAGCATCATTGCTGTTGATAAAACCGAAAGCATGAGACAGCCCAGTAAAATCACCATTAGTGAACAGATCGGTAACACCTTCAAGGCCGTCTTTGACTGAACCATCCGAAAGAATGGTCTTAAGTGCCTTGTTTTTTGAACGTTGCCACAGACCATCCCAGGATGCGCTGAGCTCATTCATAGTGCCGTTCACTTCACTCAATTGCTGATTTAGTGCCGGATCCACAGTCAGACCAAACTCATCAGATTTAGCCAGCAGCGTTTTCATGCGCTCACCTTCACGCATTAACGCCAACATTTCTGGCGTCAGCCCAAGAGCATCCGCTACGGACTTTTGTTGCTCAGGCCGCAACGAAGGGAAGACACGAGCAATCTCCTGTAATGTTTTTAGCGTATCAACAGAACCATCATTATTTTTCTGTATCTGAACACCGATCTGTGCGAGCGCACCAAGTACCTGCCCATTCGCGCCACTGGCGGCTTCTTTCAGCGTTTTCGCCATACCATCGATAGAAGCATTGGCACTTTCACTATCAGCGCCAAGGATGCGCATCGCTCCAGCAAGACGGGAAAAATCGTCTACACGCATACCGGCATTCTTTGATGAAACGTCCAGGTTATACGCTTCCCTGGACGCTTCGCGAAAACCGTAGGCAACCTGTTTGAGTCCATAACCGGCAGCACCAACAACCCCAAGCGCACCAAGTTTACCGGAAAGTTCCCCCACCATTTTCAATGGAGGAACCATATCCCCGATAAGCTGCACGTTGTCCCGCGCGCTCTTCGACATATTCTCGAGGCGAGAAATAAAACCGCTCAGTCCGTCGGCTGTTTCCTGACCGCCTAACTTGAGCCCTTCTTTAGTTTTATCTAGCTTCGGCTCCAGGTCACGGACAGCCTCATTAATGCGGTCTATAGCCTCGCTAACCTGGTCGCTGGCCACCAGCTCAAAATCAAAAGAATTACTCATCGTCTTCAGGTTTCCTAAGCTTGTTTATCCGGGATGCCTGCGCCACCCACCATTTCAGCCGGGCGCGGGTCATTCCCCACGCCCTGTCCTCAGACCAGCGGAAATAGAAGGTGACGTCAGCGGCCATTTCCTGCCAGGTTGTCAGGGCTTCCAGGTCAAAAAACTGAGCAGATACTCCTCACACTTACGGAAGTCGAGAAAATCCATCGGCTGCAGTACGCTTTCACGCGTACCGGAAACCAGCGCAATAAGCAGGCGCATCGCCGCGAGCGACGTTGACGCAGCCTGTTTCTCATAAAACTGCTCAGCCTGGCTTAGCGTGGGTGCTTTCAGCTCCAGCTGCGTATAAGTGGTCTTCTCCGCAGCATCATCCAGCGCTACGGTTAATGGAATGGTTTTAACGCGTTCAATCTCAGCCATCTTAGTTCTCCGTTACGTCGCGGCCTTCCCAGCGAACATCAAATACTGCATCTTCGCTTTCCACTTCCTGGACGTTGACCGTCCAGAGTGAACGGCCAATGATAGTTTTCCCGTTAGCCAGCTCGGCGATCACGTTGACGTTCGTCTGCTGGTTAAAGCCCTGCACATTCGTTCCGCCACTGTCACGCAGTCGGGCAGAAATGTATGGCGCCACAGGTTTTTCCTTATATCCGTGCACACCATCCATCCCTGTCAGGGTGGTACGGTTTACGGTGGCAGCCTGGTATTTAAACGAGCCCTCCACCATTACCGTCACACCGTTAACAGTGACATAGGCGGTTCCCGCCAGGCGGTTAGTAGTATCACCTGCCATCGTTTAAGCTCCTGTTGATTCAGCCCGAGTGCGGAACTGATTGAGCAGCGCGAAAATGCGCAACTGGTTCATGAGGGTTCCCGGCCACAGCACATCGACGCGGTTCGGATTTTTGGCGTTCTGCTCGACGATGATATTTTTTGCGAATGCCTCCGCATCCTGCGCATAACCGTTCCATACCAGAGTCTGGTACTCGGCAATCTGATCGGCCTTGATAATGTTTGGCGTGACGATCGCCGCGCCAGGTGCAAATCGGGTTCCATCCGCAGCAAGCTTCATACGGCCAAACTTGCTGGTCACCGCTGTGCGCAGGTAGCGGGTCACAAACATCAGGCTGAACAGCGTCTCCACTTCCAGATAACTGTCATCTGCATCGCCATAGCTGTTTTTCTGGTAGGTGGTGATCAGGTTTTCAATGCGCACCGTGCCATCGTCATCGACCGTAAATGTCGAAATGCCGCTGTACAGCAGATTGTTACGCTCGGTCAGCTCAAAGCGATCCTGCAGTTCTGGCGCAAGCACCCCCTGAACAGCGAGCGACTGTAGCGGGCGGCCGGGGTCATTACGCAGACTCACCGCAGCTGCGCCGGTGTAAGCTGCAGACCATGCCCAGGAAGGGGACGGCGATTTATTTACGCCCAGCAGGGTCTCATGCTGGTTATTGCGCAGCTCACCTTTGGTACCGAGCTGGGCGTAAGTCCCGGTGGTGGTACCAAAGGAATGGCCATAAAGCTGCTTGTCCCATGCCCAGCGACCGCCAGTGTCTGACAGGAACTCCTTCATCACATTCAACGAGGTTGTATCGTCGTAAGGGTTGATGATGAAATCGAATGTCCGATCCTGCAGGTTTGCCAGCGCGCCGGTAATATCCGGAGCCCCGACTCCGTTAGACATAGCAGTAATCGTCAGTTCCAGGCCTGCAGGTGTGGACTCGCCTCCAGGTAAGCCGAGGAAGTTCAGGCGAATGTCGATCCCATTACCCGTAGCACCAAGATTCTTCGCGGTCAGGGTTACGGTATCCGTAGTCGCACTGGCGGTTACAGGTAGCGTGGTTTTTGCGTTAATCGCCGCGGCCAGAGAGGTGGCGATCGCTGCCACCGTATCTGTTGCTACAACGGTCAACTGAATGCGCTCACCAGCAATATAAAGGGAGATCACTCCGGTTGCCGTCGGTGCGCTGCTCACTTTAATGGTGCCGGTTGCAGCCACCATGGAATCGGAGTCTTCCTCCAGCGGCAGGATCCAGACTTCGGCTGCGGTATCATTTTTCTGATACGCCGCCATCATGGCCTGCAGAATTCCCCCTTTTCCTGTCAGCTCACCGACGGTATCCGAAGAGGAAACTCGCTGCGGAATACCAGGGAGGGTTGAGCCGGTACTGAGCATCCCACCGATAAGCAGGGTGCGCTGCGTGGCAGTGGCGTTATTCGCCATTGAGTTATCAAACTCAACGAAGAAAAGCCCTACCCGCAGGTTATCGGGAACACGAGCGAAAGGTACGGTCATTCATTTTCTCCCGCTTTTTTAGGTAATGATTGTTTCTCTGGCGCGCCCTCATCCTTTTTAGAGAGGATCACGTCCCCATCGCTCAGACGGCGACGCCAGAAAATATTGTCAGGTACTTCAGCACCCTCTTTAGGCAATGGGATGCCCTTGACGGGGCAGCGAACGCTGAGCCCGTTGTTCGGCTTAACAAACATGGATTACTCCTGAAGATTGAGGCTGATACCCGGTTTAACTGTGCCGTCTGGCATGTCGACCGCAATATCCATGCCCTCAAGGGGAACCGACTGGACAGGATAAAAATCTTCCGGCCCCTGGTAATGCTCTATGTCGATCTCGAAAAGAAGCTGCCCCATATGGGCCTCTCCTTCTGAATCAACATTGATGGTTGAACGAACTTCCGCGTATTTCTGAATATTCCGCGTCAGTTCGTAGCTGTTGATCACCGCGCGCTCCACCTGCTCGCGAAGGCTTTCAAGCGCCAGCTCTGCCCGCATGGCTCCATCATCCACTGTATCGCCGTCATACTCCTGAACGCGCCCAGTGATCCTGACAGTGGTGAGGGTGGTAAAAGCAGGGGTATTACGCCCCTGTGATTTTTTCTGTTCAAAAGGCGTCTGAACCAACAACACAGGATACATATCTGGTGAAGTTGACCAGTCGCGTGGAGAGAATACGCGGTCGCCCGCGCTGGTTGTCCCGGTTAGTGCAGTGACAACCATTTGCCGAATCGCTGCTGAATTCATCGCGGTTTTACCACATTGAGGACAAGACGAGATCCGCCATGACTGTCGGGTTCGACGTTTGACACAACAAATAACTGATTGATGATGTGACCACCGACCGTCTTTATAAATACCCGGTCAGATACAGCAGGTTGCGATTTACCCAGCTTGCGAAATTCAGCATCGCGCACACCCAACATCGGGCTGGAGGTGTTAATTTCTGAATCGCCATCAAGGTTTTCAGCAACCTGCGCATAACCACGGTCAAAAATCCCGTTAATTGTAAAAGGAGTACCGTTACGTGGACGGTACTCGTGCTCATCGCCAAAGACATCATGCAGCGGACTCAGAAGATGAGAATCCCAGTCCACGCCCATGTCATTACCCTGTCGTAACTGAAACTGATGGCTGAGAAGCAAGAACTCGCTTACGAAGCACATCAACATCAGCAATAACGCCGGACTGCAGAAGACGCTCAGCATCTTTGCCGGTTACAGGGATGCGCATATTTTCGCGGTACATCTCCCCGTCATGACGAATGCAATTCCCTTTCAACACCACATACTCCTGCGATTCAGTGTCTCCGGATTTTTCGTCACCACCATCGTCATCAACAGACAATTCGGCATCATCTGTTTTGCTCAAAGGCTGTTTTTCCTGGGTGTTATCGCCAGCATTCAGGTCGTCAACGCTCAGGCCGTCTTTGGCAGATCCTTCTGCATTCAGATCATCAGCCAGCCCGGTATTAGGTTGTTTTGCCATATCAGACCACCGTTGCGCAGAGGGATGCATTTACCCGGCTCGGAATAACCAGCGGGGAGGATTGCATCAGGATAAGACGCTGGGCTGGATCTTCTTTCACCCAGGATTTTGGCGCATAAGCCAGCGGACCGTAGTTGAAAGCCGGGTCCAGGATAACGCCAAAGGCGCGGGTACCCATCAGATCGGCACCACTCATAATGACAGCGCCATCGGGGATCATAGGCTTCTCGACGTTATCCAGCGGGTCAATAAACCAGTCGTTATATAACCAGAGGTCAAAGTTACCCCAGCGCCCTTTATAAATTGCGCCCTTCATTACCTGTGGGCCGGCGTTAATCTGGTTACCAAACGGGCTCAGCGCCGGGAATGTAATGGCGTTATCCTTGATGGTGGTATCCAGTCGGAATGCACGCCATGACTTATTCGTAAAGACCAGATCCGTGGCGACAGAGCCGGACTCTTTCAGGAAAGTAGTCTGCCAGATTTCAATGTCATCTGATGGCTGGGTATTGGTAGCGCCAGCTGCAACGGTCAGTGGCCATTTATCCGAGCCGCTAAGAGTGATGGTCAGATCCGAAGCACGCCCGAAATCCACCACCTGAGTTTCATAGCCCTCCCCGGCGACGGTTACGGTCCCAGACACCAGCGCACTCGCCGCCATCCATTCCAGACGACGGTTGATCATGTCAATCTGGTCAGTCATTTCAAACTGAAGGTTCAGCATTTCGCGCTCGGCAGCGGTATATTCCCCGCCAATACGCTCACCAATCTGGCGGCGGATAGGTTTGCGCAGGTCCGGCGCGCGCTTATCTTTGATGTATGCCGGTTTGAAGGTATTGGTCTGGTATTTACGGGATTCGACCAGCTTACCTTCCACCAGCGGGGAGACGAACGGCGCCATACGACGCAGGCCGACATCAACATCAATCGCCACTTCTTCAGTCTCGTAAGTTACGACATTCGGGAAGAAGCGATCGAGCAGCCAGTTCTGACTGGTTTTCAGGTTAGGAACAACCTGCACCAGCACGCTGGTATCAAAAATATTTTCCATATTCAGTCTCTTGATAGTGCCAGCCGCAGCTGGCAAAAAATTTAAACGAGCCAGCCCCTGCCGGTTAAAGCATTCGTCAGGAGAGCCGTGGGGGAAATCAGGAGGTGGTTACAGGTGCCTGGTCACTGTCTTTCAGGAAGATAGCCAGCGGTCGGAGCGCTTTTTTCAGGTCAGCGGTCGTCCAGGAGTTATCAAAAATAATTCGGTGCTGGTTGAATTCCCCCATCAGATACAGGCCGCCGTTCTGATCGAAAGACGATGCATCAACATCATCAACCAGAATAGCAACGGGTAACTGACTGCCATCTTCAGCCGTTTTCACACATTGCGTGTATTTCCCGCTGGCAGCCACCAGGCCCAGGACAGTACCACGCTTAAAGGCACCGCCCGTAATGATCCCGGTGTCAGTCACCAGCTGGAGCGTGCCAGCGACAAGCTGATCCGGAACAAACAGCGCGCTCTTCATGCCAGGCGCAAACGCATTCTGACCAAACTGATCCATTATTTCTCTCCTCTTGTGGAGTTGTAGAGGCCGGTCATTTTACTTACCAGCGCAGACTTTCCGGTCTCTTTCTGTCCGCTATCCGGATTAAGCCGGACCTGGTGGCTTTCCTGCATACGCTGATCGAGAGAGCGTTTACGGGATGGCTGAGATGCGGCTGCGGCCGGAGCCGAAGAGGCTAGGACATTAATTGCTGCCGCAGAACTCATCCCGGTATTGAAAGCCAGTGACGCGGCCAGTGAAGGATTCGCAGCTGCATGCTTACTGCCGAAAATACGGGCGCAGCGTTTACGCTCAGCAGCGCGTGCATTTTTTACCGCCTTACTCTCTTTGCGATCGTCGTCGCCGTCGTCTTCAGAATCATCATCTTCTGACGCATCCGGATCATCGCAGTCATCTTCAGCATCATCGTCGCGTTCGTCTTCTTCCGCGTCGTCGTCGCGGTCATCATCATCGGCATCATCTTCGCGCTCATCCTCTTCCGCGCGACGGGCTTTCGCTTTTTTGGCTTTTTTATCCTCTTCTTCCTCAGAAGCGGAAGGGCCAAGACCAATGAGGTGAGCAAAACTAAACGTCTTTTTCTTTGCCATTTCAGGCTCCTGTTTTTTCAAGTAAGTTTTTGAACGCAGCGTCAGGAGGACACACCTCATCAGCCAGTCCAATTTCAACGCCATCAGCAGCCATAAAACAGGCGGCCTGGGTACTTTTTATAACCTTTGCGCTAATCCCCCGGTTTCTGGCAACAGTGTTCACAAACAATTCGCCCATGGTGTTAATGTCCTGCTGGATGGCGGCCAGCGCTTCATCTGACAACTCTCTCAGCGGCGAACCTTCAGCCTTGCGGGATCCATAGGTGATGATCGTAACTTTAAGACCGTCATCTTTAATCCGCTGCGTCCAGTCAAGGTGCATGGTGATCACACCCACAGAACCCACTCCGCCGGTGCGCGGAACAGAAATCCGGTCCGCTGCACTGGCAATGGCATACGCAGCGGAATAAGCGCTTTCCGTCAGAATGGCATGGATAGGCTTTTTCCCCCGGGAGCCGTAAATGACATCAACCAGATCGAAGCATCCAGCGACCTCGCCGCCGGGTGAGTCGATATCCAGGCAAATGCCCGAAATGTCGGGATCTTCCATCGCAGTAAGAAACGCCTGACGAATGCCGTCATACCCTGTCATTCCACTGTACGGACGCAGACTGCCCAGTTTTTGCACCAGCGTTCCGCATATCGGGATGACGGCGACACCCAGCACATTGTCATAACCCGGATCACTACGGGATTCACGTCCCCGGTTATCGTCATATCCGTACCAGTCATCCTCCATGGCAAGAGAAGATTCGATTTTACTGATACCAAATCGGTCCATTACGGATGCCATGATGACTTCGGCTTTACTCGGGTGCAGCGCCAGCGGGGTGTTAAATAATCGCTGGGCCAGATGGGGTAGATTCACTTTTCCTCCGGATCGGTAATGGTCTGGCTCGCAAACTGGTCAGCCTGTGCCCAGCTCGGAAGCGGTAATCCGCGTTTAAGACATGACTCAATTTCTCTCTGGCGCTGATCAAGCACTTCTTCCCAGTCTTCACCGACGTTTTCACCCACCTCAATCTCGAGGGTGGAAAGTCCGGCATCCAGACCAAGAATGGCGCCTTTTTTCTCTGCAACCGGATCCACCCAGCCGCGCCCTGGCCCCATCCAGCGCGCGCGAGAATACGCGGCTCTGGCGTCAACAAAATCAGGTGCGCCTGCGGGCAGGGGTAAATCCTCATTGTCGTGAACTTCTTCAACAAAGGCGGTGAGAATGGGCTGAGCGAAGCCGGTAGAAAAATCGTCCCGGCGGCGAGTCAGTGTTTTCCATGCCTCCAGCAACGAGGAGCGTGCAGAACTGTAGTTAACGTCAGACCAGTCCTGGGTGACCTGCTGTGGGGACAACCCTGTTCCTGAAGAAAAATTACGGAGAACAGCAGATTCGAAGACTTCAAAATTGCTGTAGGGCCGCGCCGCGTTAACCGTCGTGATTTTCTCACCAGGATAAAGAATGGGCATTCGGGCACCATTCTGAAGTGTCAGACGCCGATCGTTATGGAACTCAACACGCCCGTCCTGATAAGTGCCTAACTCCGACTCGTCATAGGTCTCGCCCAGGGCAGACTGAACCATCGCAGGGTCATAGGGTGACTCAATGTAAGCGGCGAATATGGCATTAAGAATTGCTGCCTCAAGCTCACTCTGGTCATACTTCACCAGCATTTTCAGACGCTGAATAACCGGAGTCAGGATGCCGTTACCGCGGTGCTGCGCGCCACGCTCATGATCAAAATCGTGAACCACATGCGGGCGGCCCCAGTCAGTTTCACGCGGGATACGCTGCCACGTCATGGTTTTAGCCCCGCTCCACCAGTCACCGATATGGGCCTCCCTGATGTGGTAAGCAACCGGCGCACCGTCCGCATCAATTTCAACGCCACCACGGACATTTGGCATATCGAAATTCTGCTGAGGATTACTGAGGCGGTCAGGATCGACAATCTGTACCGTGGTGGCGTAACGCCCTCTTCCGGGACCAAGCCTGTCAGTTCTGTACTGGAGAATGGCCAGAGCATCCCCGTCAATAAGCTTGTGACGAAATCCCAGGCGCAACATCTGCGACACGGTGAGTTTTCGTTCAACATCACAATACCGGCCAGGATCGTTACTCCAGGTCCGCCAGTGCCCGTCCAGTGCTTTTCCGTACTCTTCCGCCCAGGACGCATCAAACGCCTTGTTTCCGGTGATCATTCTGAGAACACGGTAATCGGGTTTCATGATGGGGCGGAAGTTGGCACCAACCGCATTATCCAGCAGACGTGTGACCGCACCGTTTGCCCAGCCGTCATTACGGACCAGATCGCGTGCGCGGGACACGATGCGATCCCGGTAAATGTTAATTTCATTGTCCGGGGACCACAGCGCGGGTTGCCAGTTCGCCAGTTGATCGCTGAAAGAGTCAGCTGCGTCATAAGGTACGCGGCTCCCCCCCACCAGCATAGAGGGACGCTGCTGTCGCAACGGCTGCCCATCAGAGCCCAGTATCTGTACTTTATTCATCAGAATCTAAACCTCGCTGGTTTCCGGGGACGAGAGATAATCCCCAGTTGCGCCTGCAGAAGTTGAATCAGGGCCAGCAGATCAGCCAGGGTGCTTTGCTGATAGGACACTGATCGCGTCCCGTCTCCCTGCGTATAGGAAAACGAAACACCGTGGCTCCCGGTTGCTAAATCAATGTACGCCTGCTGAGCTTTCGCAAGCGCATCCCTGAGCTGATCGTCAGTCATTGCGCCGGCAAGCAGGCTGGTGTTCCGGTTGAACATGATTTTCCTTATTTCGGCAGGAGTTGCGATATTCGCTTACGTTTGACCGGCGCTGGTTCTTCAATAACCGCACCCGGCAGCTCGTAATTGATTTTTTCTTCCTGTCCAACTGGCGCTGGCAGGAACTTATCCGGATCGGCTTCGAGGTTGGCGGCCCGGACGTTGAGTTTTAACCCCATATGTTTGAGACCGCACAGCGCGGCATAGCTGTAAACGAGGCAGTCAAGCGCTTCGTTAGCTCGTCCTGGTATTGCTTCCCAGATACTGTACCGCTGCCCGGAAATGACTTTGTAAACCAGTCGCTCCGCCAGCAGCTGATTGAAGTACCCGAGATCGCGATCGTCAGGAAAATGCATATAACCCGCAGCGGCGGCGCCAGGTTTGGGTGGCTCAAGATGCAGGCGACCGCGTATCACGTCTTTCGCTGAGTTAACCCCCAGAATGACAGGGCGGAAACTGGCTTTGCTTTTCGATGATGGTCGTTTGGTCGGCCAGACAGGATTGCGTTTGCCTCCCTGTGCAGACTCCCCCTTAATTGCCCAGACACGACGGCCAAGACGCTCTTTGGCGAATTCGTATACCTTCTGCGTATGGTGGCCGCCGGAGTCCATGCACGTTGCCATGATATTCAGGCCGCGCCCGTCACCACGTCGCCAGATCTGTTTCAGGTATGCATCCAGTCGCTTCCAGGGTTCTTCCGTCTCAAGGTCACCATAAATAACGTCATGCGCGACCGACCACGATTCTTCATCTCTCCCCCAGCCGGTGATCGTAATTTCGAAGCGATCGTCCTGGGTATCAACTCCAGCTGTTAACAATGCCACCCCGTCCGGAACGACGGCCGGAAATATTTCCCGGCGCGCCAGCAGAACATCAACAGGGAGCTGTTTCCCATGATTAGGTCGGTGCGGAAGCCCCATCTGGGTATTCCACCACGCCTGTTCCTTATCCGGATCGCCCTTCGCATCGATATATTTTTTCGCAATATCCGACGGCTTATCTTTTTGCCAGGGGCTGAAAAGCTTGGATGCCTGGTACCCCGCGTGGTGGTTATCGACTGCCTCCTTTTCACAGGAGGGGCAGATTGCGCGATAGACCGCATGCCGTTCCGACTCTGACCATTGCCAGACCTTTTCAACGCTGCCCTCGTCTGCCGCCCGCCAGGCAAGGTCATAATCCATCAGCGGTGAGTGCCGCTCCCCGCAGCACTCAAATGGGCGCGTCTGATGCCATCGAATAGTGTGCAGAGCTCTGAGGCGCTGTCCTTCGGACCAGCCACTACCACAGCATTCGCAATAGAGCATCGCCGATTTAGTCAGGTGTTTATCTCCCTCTTTCGGCCACTGAACGTGTTTGAAAAAGTCGGGGAACTGGCGGTGACCACAGTGCGGGCAAACCACAGATGCCCGGCGCTGATCGGAGTCGGCGTAGCTGTCAGCAATGCGGCTCTCATCCTCCACCGTCGGCGAACAGGCGCGTACAGACAGCCAGGTCAGGCCAAATGTCGCTGTACGCTCTTCGGCCAGCGCAATTGGATCGCCTTCGCGGGTTATCGGGTACTTGTCCACTTCATCCGCCAGCAGGACACGAATCGGACGACGCGCAAGGTTATCAGGGCTACCAGCACCCGCCAGCGCCAGAAATCCGCCAGTGAATGCCTTGTAAAGAATGGTTTCTTTCGAGCTTTTCTGTTTCGAATCACCGATGATTTTACGCAGTACCGGCGTCACCCTTACCAGCGGGCTAATACGCTCTTTCGAAAACTGTTCAGCGGCTTCTTCTTTCGGCTGCAGCAGCAGTATCGGACAAGGATCGAGGTGGGCAAAATAGCCAAAAAGGTTTTCCAGCAGTGCTGTCTTCATCAACTGGGTACAGCACATTACAGTGATGATATGAACCCCGGACTCCGTCGCGGCAAGCATCGGTCCGCGGGCAATTTCTACCGTCGATGTTTCCCAGTTTCCCGAAGTGCTCCCAGCCTCTTTTGCCAGCTTACGATAGTCATCTGCCCACTGCGGCACACTGATACGCGGCGGGGGTGTCCAGCCTTTGCGGACGCTTAATTCAAGACGCTCAATCTTCTGCCGGGTTAAACTCTGGCTCTCCGAGGACTGAGATGTGTTTGTGGACATGTTCAATCAGCACCTCTGTCATCCTGTCCGCCGGTACATCCAGATCAGCAGCCATTAGCGGCGCCACCCTGGACGGCCAGTTAAGCCAGGCATCACGCTGTTGGCGAAAGGCGTTGAATAAAACCTCCTCGGCTGCTGTCAGCTCAATAAGCTGGCCGCTGTCTTTTTCATACTGCAGCTTTGCCTGCAGGGCCATGTAATTCTCGCGGATACGTCCCGCTTCCTCTCTCGAAAGATCTGCCCCTTCAGTGAGCATTATCTGGCGGACAGTTTTATTGATTTCATCACCGTCATCATCGTTATCGCTAACGACGGGAGTTTTCTTTTTCTTCGCGTTCGAGGCGCGCGGGTCTTTGCCATCGCGGTTTTTCTTCAATGCCGCATCGCTGGCCTCTACGTCAATCAGGTCTCCGTCCATCACAATGAAGCGCCCGGCTTTAATCCACCGGCCAATTGTTTTGCGATCCACACCTGAATGTTGTGCGTACTGACTCTGGTTCATCGTGGTCATGGGACATCACCTGGGACATTTTCTGGGGTGGGACATTCTGGTGGGACATGGCAAAAATGTCCCAGGCGAATGTCCCACTGGAATAAACTGGAATAGCCAGAGCTGGCGAGGTGTCCGTAATGATCGCCAGAGGTGGGACATGGGACACAAATCTGAAAGTTGTAGCTAGGAAAACACCGCGGCGCGCAATGCCCGTACCTTACAAAAGTCTCAGGAAGGACCCATTTTTTTAATGGCTTCGACCATTCGCTCCGACTATGATTATTCCTATTCAATACAAGGAGAATGTAATGGGTAACAATATAATCAAAATAACTTTCGTAGCCGCAGTGCTGGCATCACCAATTGCTCATGCCCAGTGGGTAACTAATACTGAAGATGACCTTTTCTCTGGTGGTAAGAAAGCAATGATGCTTGGCGAGGTTTCATCCGACAATGGCGCCATTGTGTTTGACTGCACTAAAGAAAAGCTATCGGCGGCATACGTTGAAATGGATAAAAGCACCGAATCACTATCAGAGGTACCAATGGACCTGATAATGAAGGTCGACGGGAATACCGCAGTGAAGCTCGATGCTACCCTTTCAAGACGTAATGTTCAGAGCCTCCAGATTCAATCGGATGACGCGGACCAACTAAAAACAGTGCTTAAGCAGCTTCAGGGGGCGAAATCCAAAGTGTTAGTTGGTGTGCAAACAAAGGATGGCGGAAACCAGCATTCCATGTCAGCCAATGTTTCTGGATCGACAACTGCAGTAAACAGCTTCATAAAAGCTTGCGAAATTAACTTATAAGTTACTGCTTTTATTTTGCCGTCCTGATGGCTTCTGCTATCGCCTGATTTAAAGCAGACGGTAGCAGTGCGTTCGCCATGGTACGGGCCCTATCCATATACCCCAGCACTGGAGTCACAGGTAGCGCATCACCAAACCGGATCAAAAGCTTTGGAGAACGCTGTTTACGTTTCGGTCTTCGCGTCCCATTAGCGGAGCGCTTGGCCCGTCGCTTCTTAGCTTTCATCGGTTTCTTACGCTGCCAGACAGCGTTAACGCCATCCACCTCACCTACGAATACATTTTCCTTTGCTTTAAGCTGTGAGAGCTTATTGCGCGGCATGTTGCCGTATTTGTTCAGCTTGACGTTCTTGGGGTTCAAAAGAGCCTGGCTATTGAGCTTGTGCTCTCCACCAAACTCGAATGGTTCCAGATAGCCAGCCGCAGTATCACGGACAAAAACCTTTGCGGTCAGGTTGTTCTTTCTTGCCGCCACCGAACCAACTGATTTAACGGTAAACGGCGTGGGGCTCTCCAGATGCCGTTCGAATGCCGTTTTCTGAGCCACCTCAATCTGGCGTACAACTTTTGTCATCGCTTGAGCAGTGGCGAACGGTATCTGTTTCTGAATTTGTTTCAGCTGTTGAGACAAGCCTTTAAGAGTTGGCATTCGTGAATCCTTACCTAGGGCATTATCGTAGACATTCAGTGAATGCCTACTGTAATGCCTTACTCTTCAACCGCCGCACCTTCCGGCAACTCAACACAACCAAAGACAGGCATACCCGGCGAACGGTCATCTTCCACCGCTACCAGTTGCGATTCGGAATACCAGCGCTCAGTCGCACATTTATTGGCGGCCTGGTAGTAAATAAAGTACTGGTTCTCACCTGTCACATGCTGGGAGCGGGCCTGTACCTCGCCGAACTCATCACTAATGCGCAAGTTCACTAGTTGCCCAAGACAGAATTTAAAGTCTTTTGCTACAGGAAAGATTGCAGCGCCGTTTTGTTCTTTTTCCATTACTCCCTCTCTTATTGTTAAAGAACCCCGCTATTGCGAGGCTCTTACGTTCTCTATTTCCCGTATTCCGGAAAAATTGCCATTACCCTTTTCTATCGTTGCCAGCAAAGGTTCAATCCAGAGGACGGCCTGGCAATACGTCATTGAGCTGGCGGCAGCGGTACTATCATCGGTTGCGTTAGTGTTCCCGGTATCGGGGTGCATTGCGCTGGCACGTAAACGGTACGCGTATTTGAGCAGCCCACCAGCGACATCAGCAGGAACAGGCAGATCACAGGTCTTTTCACGTCGGAGAATCTCCCGGTATTCGATGACAGTTTTCTCAGTACCGGCATCGATCAGCGAGTTAAGGCGGTTGGCGTTCTCTGCTATCTGGTTAAACCGATTGAAGTTGAAAGCCTGTGTAGTTATCACCGTCGCCTGCAGCGCGTTATCATTACGTAATACCCGATTCTCACTCTGTTCTGTTTCAAGAGCTGAGCGGCTACGAACCAGTAATACGCTAAGCACTGCAATAATGATTACGACAGCCACCAGCAGAACCGCAACAATCGTAATTTTTCTGGGTTTCATCAGAATACCCCCGGAACTGATACCGGAATGCCAGGGTTAAGCGGCCCGAGTCCATCCCCCAGAACCTGAGGTTTCTCTGCCCACAGGCAAACTTCACGCTCAATCTCACGCCTCGTGATTAAACCCTTCCACTGTTTGTCACCAGCATAGATCCAGCGCCGCAGTTGTTCGCATGCGCCTTTCGAATCACCCTGGTTGATTTTTCGTAACAGTGTGGAGGTTTTGAAGTTTCCCGCGCCTACGTTATACGCAAATGAGTACAGCGCCCCTCTCATCGTTTCGGGGATCGGAGCATTGATATATGGGTTAATCTGTCGGGCGACAATATTCAGGTCTTTATCCAGCAGCGCCTGGCACTCTGCTTTGGTGTAGGTCTTGCCGAGCATAATGTCTTTACCAGTATGCCCGTAACACACGGTCCAGACGCCAACCACATCCTGATAAGGCTGATAGCGCACACCTTCAAGGCCATCATTACCCGTTGGGCCAGTAATCAACGCCGCAGCGATAGCAATAGCGCCAGCGGGTATAGCTGCAATAACGCTATTCTTCAGCTTTGGTGACATTGCCATTAAGCCGGTCCTCCCTTTCCTTTTGCCTGTAATACCAGTTCACTGCACAGGTGATAACAGTACATGCGATACCGACAATAATTGCCCAGTCGCTCAGGCTTAACCCTGCAATTCTGTCGGCCAACATCCAGGACACCTCTTTTGCTGTTTTAGCTGTTTCGGCATATGCCTTCGCTGATACACCGCAGCCGGTCAGCGTGGTGCCTGTTCCATATGAAAGTCTGCTGTAAATGGTGCTCATTCTGGTCATAGCCTCACCTCCGATTTTTCGGATGGCGCTGTGTGAGATGAAAGGGTCAGGCTTCACGAGCTGGATTTATCAACAAAGCACGTAGCGGATGATTCCCGTGAGCCTGAAATGAAAAAGGCCGCCATGCGGCAGCCAACAGTCGATTCAATACCGGGATATTTATCCACGCCCGGCACGTGGTTTCCCTGCTTTCCACAGACAAAGGAAATTGCTAAATTGGTCATTCCACAGACAATTAGGGAATGACCATGGATGTAGGATTACTTATCGCGTCCCTTAAAAACGGGATCGGCGCGCTTTCTGCTGTGCAAAGTAACGAGGTCCTGCGCGAGCGCATCGCTTTCATTGGAGAGCAGATCGACGTACTTCAAAAAGCCCATGCTGCCACCATAGAAGAACTTGCCGAGGCGAAGGCCAAATGCGTAGAACTTGCGAAGGAAGTAGCGGCTTACCGGGCAAAGGATGAGTTTGTCGAGCACATGGGTGCGGCCTTTAGAAAAAATCCCGCGGGTGGGTATATCAGCGCGGTTTATTGTCCCAACTGTCTTAAACAAGTCGGAAGCGGGTTCGATAATTTTCCGTACCATTGCGGCTCCTGCGGCTGGACTTCAAGATTTGAAGGAAGGGAGATTGATAGCGTAATGAAAACCCTCCCTTAATGTTAAGGCGAGGGTAGCGCCTCGCCGTTACCTCCAGAAACGCAAAAGCCCCACGGTGTTATCCGCGGGGCTTGAAACGAAGGCATTAACCCATCGTTGGGATAAAATTAACACAGATTCGGGAAAAGTAAATAGCTGGAATTAACTTCCATAACCGTTATCGTGTTATTTGTTTCAGTTGGTTTTCTGCCCATGCCTCTTCAATATCGAATTTCGTAATCAGCTGATCATAGAACGGTTTAACGGACTTCTTCCACGTATCCAGGCTGATTACATCCGTAATCTGGCAAACAGCTGCGTGGGCCTCAGTTGACGGGATGCGCTCATATCCGCGACCGCCACAGCGCTTGCAGGTGCTGAATACTGGAACGCCTTGCTGCTTCGTTTCCTTCTGATTCACCGCTTTCCCACGGCCACGGCAATCACTACATGCGCAACTGATGGCTTTTTTCCCTTTGCACTGAGGACAGAGAACGCGCGTTATCTCTTTTACCTCACGCCTGTTTTGGTGCTGCGAAGGTATCACCTTCAAACCAAACGCTTTTGATGCCTTAATGATTTCTTTTGCATGTGCCGGCGTATTGGTTTTCATACTGAATACCTCAGCATCAATAAAGCCCTCACCGTTGCAGCAATCGCACCGTTTTACACTGGCTGCGCTGCGGGAATAATCCTCAAATGCGAAGGTGGCCAACTGGTGCATCACCTGAGGCTTAACCCCGAAATCCAACTTACGCAGCGCGGCAACCTTGTCACATTTGGTCATCGCGTACTCAGCCAGCAGTCCGATAGCCCGATCCCGGTCGTTATTGCTTATGCCCATCTTGCCGAGGAAAGCACTGTACCCCATAGCAGCGCGTTCCTGAGTCATGCCTATTGCCGCCATGATGTCGGTACCGGTCAGTGAATCGGAGGCGGTAGCGCGCGGAGAATCGCTAATCAGCGTGGATTTTGCGAAGTGGTATTTCACTGTGTTTTCAAGGTTCATAGCGCTTCTCCAGCATAAGTTTTCACGTAATTCTTCAGTATTCGGTAGTCCGTCAGCACAGAGCCGGGAAAGTGATATAAGCGCAATCGTTGCCAACGAACGCGGAGGTGATCGGCAAAGTAGGATTCGAATGTCATGCGGCCTCCCTTGCTTTGACGAGTTGTCGCCTCAGCGCGCTGTAATGCTTTCTGATGGCTTCGAGTTCTTCGATGGTGTATCGGTGCGGGGTGTTATTGTTTTCGAGCGCCTCAACGCGTTCAGCCCCAATTTTCTCTATAAGGCCAAGGCGGTACTGCTGCTGATTGCCCGACAGCTGAACGTTACAGTGGTGGCACTGTTTACTGATATTGTCTTCGTGATAGCGGAGATGTGACGCTTTCCCACGTGAGCGGTAATGCCCAGCTTCCCACTGGACGGTGTCGAACGTCCCGCAACTGATGCATGGCAAATCATGGTCACGCTCGCGAATATAGTCATTGACGACGCGCTGGGTTAAATCCTCCCAGTGCTTCAGCGGCTTAACTGCAGCTTTACGCTGGCACCAGGCGGCTCGCTCTTTCTTCTCAGTAGCGCGCTGTTTGGCGGACTCTTTGCGCTTAGCGTCTTCACGGGCTTTTCTGGTCTGCTCTTTCCCGACTGCGCTGGCGCATTCGTAACCGCAGACGGTCTGCGTATCGCGTACAGGGTGGAACCACTGGCGGCATTCTTTGTTGGCGCACTTGCGGCGAGGTAACTTTTTCAGAATGGCAGGCATTGTTGTCCACCTCCCTGAATGGCGTTTAACTCTCTACGATGCGCGTTTAGATAGCTATTCCAGTGTGCTTGCCGGATGATGGCGGCCTGCTCTTTCTGAAGGGCTGGCTCACGAATGGCTTTTCCTTTTCGGTTGTGATCCTCCCGGATAACTTCACCCTTAACATGAAGGGCCTCGCATAAAGGGCAATAATCACGGGTCTCCATACCACCCGCTCTGCCTGAGAAAAAGATATTGCCGTGCCATGTTCCGCAGTCAGCGCACATCGGCGCGTCGCACGTGAAAATTCCCCGAGCATTGCTGAGGTGGTGGTTTTTGTCCTCATCAGCATCCCAGCCAATGATCCCATCGCATAGCAGGGTTGCAGGTTTACCGCAGAACAGGCATTTCGCTGATTTAGCCATGCTCACCCCCAGACCTTTTGCCGAAAGGTTCTTGGTGTGCGCGCCGGATGCTCGCATTCAGGCAATTTTGCGCTGACAGTCCAGGTGATGTTGTCGCGGTTCAGGCTGCGTTCTACCGTGGCGCCACGACGACGGTATCTGGCCACCAGCTCGTCGGCCTGCTCGGTTGTGCATTCGTGATGGTGAAACCAGGAATATTTCATCGCCATCACCCCGCAAAGCTCATGAGCTGCGATGCGGCATTTTCCGCTTCTCGCTGAGTCTTGAATGCCCGGGACAATACCCAGCGCCACAGAACATCGAGCGCGGCTTTGTAAAGTTGCTGGAACTCGGTTTCGTGCATGTTGGCGAAAGCTATGCTGCGGGGGTGTTTACGAAGAGTTCCGTCAGGTAGTTGAATTGCATCGTAGTGACCGGCCTCGACAATTACCCAGGCACGGTACGCGTCAAAGGATTTACACAGGCTGATCCCATTGGTAATTCGGCGACTGGCTACCTGCTCCAGATACTGCTCGGCAGCATCCAGCAGTGCGCCTTCGTTTCCACCAAATGCCGCGAGGAATTTAGCATAACCATTTACGAGCTTGCGCTCATTGCTGGAGATAGCCCCGCCAGTAGGTTCCCAGTATTCAAACCCGAGATTCAGGAGCGCAAAGAAACGGCGATGGAATGCGGGATTCCTCACCTGACGAAATTCGGCTACCAGTACGGCGCCGAGTTTGATTTTTGATTGCAGAATATCGCTGGTCTCCGGCGTCGCGGGGATCAGGATTCCTGATGACTGCTTGATGAGTTGTAGTTCGTGCGCCATGGTTTCTCTCCGTGGCGCAGTAGGTTACGGTTGTTCAGACCGTTGATTTCATATTATCAGAAGGTGGGGTTACCCGGTAGCCGAGACGGTGAATAAACTGCATAAAACCATTAGGAGTAAAGACCTCTTCATCATCCAGCAAAGGCCGCATAGAAACCATGCCATTGACGCGATAAATTAGATGCCTGCCCGATGAAGGAAAGCTAAACACCACGCAGCCGTCAGACCTTCTTACAATGTCATACCAGTTGTCTTCTGACGTTTGCAAAGCTGAATCACTCACATTTATGTTCTCCCTTCGAGCGACTAACAGACGCGATTAAAGATTGTCGGCAGCAGCATCAGAGGGTTACGCAAATTGCGGTATTCTGAAAAATGCGCGCCAGCCTTAAGCGCAATTCTAATAAAACCAGTCGTCAGCGCTTTCCCAGGTATCCTGGAGGATTGATTCAATTTTCTTTTTATCGTCCTTGTCACCACCAAAAACACTTAACCCATCGGACCCGGCACGGCGGATTGTGAGCCTGCAATTGTCATAGTGATCATTCAGGCGCTTAAGCAATTCTTTCTCCAGTGCTGGTACTGCGCCTTTAGGAAGTTCTTTCATGCGATCAATGGTTAATTCAACTTTCATAATGGCCTCCATTGCATTTACTGTGTTTTTATACAGTATACCTATGCACGGAAATGATCAACGTTTTAAGAGCACAAATTGTTAATTTTCTGTCAGTAGTAAAAAAAGAAAACCCGCCGTAGCGGGTTGAATTAGCAATGTTTTATTACGCCGCTATTTGTTTCTGCTGACAAAGCTCCGGCAAATTAGCACGCACCAGCGCTTCAGAGAACGGCGGTGGCACAGCGTTACCACAGCCCGCTACCAGAAAGAAAAAACCCGCATATAGCAGGTTTGATTTTGACGGCAAGAGCCATTCATCGGCAACTATTTCTGACAAACCTTTTTAGACTTGCTGATAGTGCCATCATTACAAACAAACTTTTCACCGGAACAATGCGATATTCCGCCTTTCTTACCTGAGCATGGCTTGTTTGCTGCCGTTGCTGTCAGTGAGAAAAGTGACACCAATAAAACAACAAGAACTTTCTTCATATCCCTATCCCCATCAGTAAAAGACAGGGGATCGTAGCAGGGATTGATGAAGCAAAAAAGAAAACCCGCCGTAGCGGGTTGAATCAGCAATGTTTTATTCTTTCTGCGGCACAATCCCGTAAGATTCGCCCTCACTAACGCCTCATCAATGATCAACTGTGTGACCATGAGGTAAAGTGTTAACCAACTTTCATTCGCCTTTTTCAATCAGCAAAGGGCTGGTTAGTGCCATTAGCGGAGGTTGTCAATAACAAGTCTTAGTTGAACAACGGGGAGCTGGTCAGTATTTCTGCTCATCACTTTCGCAGACCAAACCGTATATAATTATGAGGGAATAAAGGTTTAATCATTATTTTATCATTAAAAATAAATAGGTTAGGTGATATGGCGATGACATCGTAGATATTATCCACAATGAGTTGTAGATGGGTTCTGAACACGGGTACATTCGCATCATCCGCTATGACAAATACAGTTTCATTGCCTAAACCGCCCCCGTTAAACATATCATGACTAAGTTCATAATCGCTGAAGTCCATTTCCGACCATCTGAGATTACCGCTATGCCATGGATATTGATGAAAAATATCCATTATCGCGCTCAAATCATCCCCTTCCACAACATTAAAATCTGTCTTGAGCAGTTCCTTACACTCCTCAAACAATGTCATGTCCACTCCCTTTAGGCTTTATGGCTGTATCTTTTATCATAACCTCCCTGGAGGATTGTCTAAAGGGATTACGAACTTCTGCTCCTCGCTCATAGCGGACCAAAATTAAATTCTAAAACGACGTGGCTAAGTGGGAGTCCATAGTGAATGACGGGACGCTCCCGGCAGCGTCATACTAAATTTGTTCCCGCTAGAGGTAGACGTTGTTTCATGATGCTATGAACGCTCTTGCCAGACAATCCAGGCAACAGCCGCTTCCCATGAAATATATCCGTTATTGCCATGTTTCGCCCTGCGAAGATCAACCGTATCACCAAACCTTTCAATGATGAATTTTTCAAATTCTATGCGTTTCTCTTCGTCGTCCGTTAAATCCATGTTCTCCCCAGCAGCATCTTACTAATCGCTCTTATTGCATAATAAATAACATATCTGTTAGAAAGTGAAAAACCCGCCGAAGCGGGTTCACGTTAATATTATGCAACGCTCTGTTCAGAGCAGGAGCATACAGGAATGGGGAAAGGGTGACCCTTTCTCGCATGACGCATAACCCCATTAATACAAACAGAGTAGCGAAAAATAATTTCGCACGTCTTCCCGCATTTACTACAGGTTCCCATTGCCATAGCTTCGGTTTCCCTGCATACCTGTAAATCCACACAGGTTGCGCTTTGTTTGGAGAACCACTACACTTCGGCTGTCTAAGAAGAGTGTCGTGGCTGGATTGCCTCCATACTTTGTGGAATGTGTTAGCGCATACTCCACCCCCGAAAGCCCTGTTAGCGCAGGGCTTTTCAATAAAACTCAAAGCAAAGCTGTCTTGTTTGATAACCAAGCTTATCCAGCATTGTTTCTGCAAACAAATCCGCTTGCCATTCAGAGTCTTCATTTATCTCTGGTTGTTTATTAGCAAAGTGTAAAACAGGCTTATGCTGAAGAAGCAAATGACCTAACTCGTGAAAAATAACGAACAACGCCGACTGTTCTCCTGCACATGCCATTTCATAAATGTGGTTTGGTACCCTGATGGTTAAATTTTCTGGTTCACAGTGTCCGATAGTCAATCCCAGCGTCTCTTGGAACCATTCATCATCATCCATTGGATCAAGAACAATATTCCATTCAGAAAGCTGTTCCAGCGCAATATCAAATCTGCGTGGTCTACGTTTATATTTATATTTGCTTGTAAAACCTAATGCAAAACAGGCATTTACTGCTCTTAATTTAATATCAAGTTCGCCTAAAGGACGAACACGTGTACCACGCATTTGATGCATAAAGATTACCTACATAATTATTTCTTATTAATTTCTGCGAGTAACTCAGCGAATTTTTTTAATTCCTCATGAGTAAACTCCGATTTGGCAAATCCAGCCACTAGCATTTGTTGTTGCTTTGAGAGGCCTTCAATTGGTACAGACTCGTTTGAAATGTTAGCCAATACATCCAAGTCCTCAATATAATAACCTTGCTCAGCGAAAAGCTCATTGATTGCCGATACCCACTTAGCAGGAATTTTTTTTGAGCCAGTCTCTAAACCACTTAAAAATGCAGAGGTTGTTCCCAAAGCCTTAGCCATAGTGAGTAAGGTGTACCCAGTATCTATCCTCGCTTTTCTGACGGCCTTACCGAATTCAGTGAGTGCCATAGTCCAATCCTCAGTTTGCTTATGTGTACAGGTTTGATAATAACCGAACCTGTTAAATACCAAATGTTATGATGAAGAATTTACCATACAACATGATTTTGTAAACCATTTTGGTTAATTTTTTTCTCGAAATCGCTACTTCGATTCTAACTATCATGTTCTACCGATGCTAGCTGCGCTTTTATATGCAGGCGCGGCTTGCGAAGTTGGGCGGCGAACTCATCAACCGCATCAGATAGCGACCGATAGTAAGCTTTAGCCTCGACAAATACGGAATTTTCCTCACCGCAGAACGATAAGAACCCTTCCACACCCTGCACCCGCACTTCAGCCAGGAAAGCGTCTGTAGCAGGGTTTTTTGCATATACTGAATCCACCGTTTGCAGCAGTTCGGTGGCGTCCTCCATCGCGCCACGCCAGTCCATGCGGCCGCCGCTATGCTCAAGAATCGAAACTGCCAACGCACGGATGAATACATGGCGCTCACGCGCATGAGCATTCTCCGCCGCCAGCTCCCTGCACTTGCTCTCCGCGTTAGCGAGCTGTACTGCCAGTTCTTCGTAGGTTTGTTTCATGCTGATGCTCTCCCGTAAAATGCCAGAACTCGCTTCATCGCCGGACTTGTACGGCATACTGATGTGACCATGTTTTTTCGCACGCTCGATTTGAGCTGCTTGATATTCAGTTCCCCGCCGGGCTGCAACGAATAGACCGGGTGATGCGGCTCGCCAGCGCGAATAACTACCGCTCTGCGTACCAGGTGAAGCAGCAGGTTGTGTGCCTTCTTGCTGTCGCATCCCAGCAGGTTCTGAACCTGACGCGGCGTGATCGTCTGGTTAACCCGAAGAAAATCGACAATTGCCCACAGTGATTTGCTTGCCATAGTGTTTTTCCCTCGAAGTTATTTAACGATCCGGAGATGGCTAACGTTCTTGCGAAAGCTTTTCCAGTCAAAGTTCACCCACATCCCGCCATCCATCTGGAGGCGATCGATAACCCGCGCTCCCAACGCACCGAGAAGCTCATTGTGGTTTAGGTTCGTCAGGATCCCTACCGGACGCATCGATGACAGGCGACGGTCTATAACCTGATTCAGAATGACTTTCTCGCCACTGCTACCGCGCTGAATACCCACTTCATCCAGCACCAGCAGATCGACTTTGCAGAGGTCATCCAGAAGCGAAGCCTCTGACTGTCCACCGTCGTAGCACTCGCGAACGCGCAGCATCAGGTCAGGGATAGTCACTACCAGCACGCTATGTCCGCCAGAAAGCAAATGATTTCCGATTGCTGCAGCGAGATGGTTTTTCCCGGTACCAGGGCCACCGCTAAACACGAAGCTCGCGAACCCAGCACCGAAATTCTGTGCGTAGCTCTTTGCCATCGTGAAGGCTTTGCGCTGCCCTTCCCCGGATACATGGTAATTCTCGAAAGTGCAGCTGCGGTGCAGGCTTTGAATTCCTGAGCGACCGAAAATTTTCTCTGTCCGGGCTTTCTGATTCAGCCTGTCCAGTTCTTCACACCGCTTCAGGCCTTCTTCCCTCTGCCATGCCAGCAGCTCTTCCGCGCTGGTGAACTTCGGCTGAACTCCTGGCGGAATGAGTTTCTTCAGGCGCTCAAGAGCGCTGCCAGAATTAACAATGTTTTTCACCGTTACCCCCTGAACCCGGTCGGGATGGTTTTATCTGGCTCAGAAATTCGGTTGGGATCTCGCTGTCCAACATGGACGGTCCTTTGGCCGTGACCACGCGATTGCAACAGACTGTTGGCAAAGGTCTGCTCCCAAGCCAACTGGTGTTTAACCTTGCCGTCAGGTATCCAGTAATCACGGAATTGCTGAAGTTCTTCAGCGGTGTAACCCGGCTCAGTGCCGACGTTCTTACCCCAGAGCGCAGCCTGACGCACGAAGTCTGGAGACGGGGTCCATGAGTCAGTGATCGGAAATTTACCCAATGGGCCAAAATCCAGACCGGGCCCAAAATCCTCGTTCTGAGGTTTGGGAGGGATAGCTGGCAGAGGTGGGTGATTTCCAGAAATATCATCCCCAGAATGACTTCCGCCCGCGCGTTCTCTCTCTGGGTTTAGATCTTCTCTTCTCTTCTCTTCTCTGTGGTTACGCGTTACGTTACTCGTTACGTTACTTTCCTGGAGTTTTTTCCGTTCACGAAACTCCTTCTGGCGCTGCGCATTTGTCTTGGCCGTAGCTGAGCGCATATCACCTGACGTATTGTATTCATTGAAGTTTGGAAGAATGACGCAGTTATTCTCCGCATCATAAATGGCCCAGCCTACGGTTGATAATGCAGCCCCAAAACCGGGTACTCCGACAATATCATCTATATCAGACAGGTCTGCATTTTCAAATACACCGTTACGCGAGTGTTCATTTGCCGCAGACCAAAACGTTACTAGTAACGACACCGTAACGTTACGGGTTACGTTACGCGTTACAACGTCTGATAACGTGGTGTTATGCGAAAGTGTGAACATTTTTCCCACCTCCGGTGAACGCTCCAGTATTCGCGCAATTCCGTTCACCTTCGGGCTGGTGACCAGTGATGTACGCATCTTTATCCAGTCCCCGGCCATTAAGTCCTCCTGAAGAATAATTAAGGGAAGATTTATCCAGTCGCGGTCCGACACGCTGGCAAAACAATTTGTGGTTAGGCATACTTACCCCGCAATGATTTCGCAATGAATTGCACCAGAAAGCCGTTGGTGTTCGCGCACCGCGGCTTTCGCCATTTTTGAACCGGTCATATAGCCCCCAGCATCATCTGCACCATCTCCATCAGTGGGCCGGTTAAGCCAGGGTCAACGCGGAACATCTCGACAATCCCTTCGCTCAACTCCTTAAGCTTCTGATGACGTGGTGCATCCATTGCGACTGCAATTTTTGCTTCGCTGGTTTCTTTCTCCATACGCGCCAGACGAGCCATAACGTTGTCTTCTGGTAGCAGACGGTTGCGGAACTCGAGTGGAAGGACAGCAAGAATTGCCGGAGTCAGTTGGCGAACATTCTCGCGGTACCGTTCGCTGTTAAAATGGTTGTCCAGAAAGCGGAAAAACTTCTGACGCTGTCGGCTGAGGTCGTCAGGGAAAGTAATCTCGTCACCACCCTGCAGCCGGTACTCTTCGACGATCAGAGCCGTAACTACGTCCTGGCCATCAGCTCCTGCCCAGGAACGAACCGCATCACGAATATCTTCATGGCTTGGCCCCCTGCACGCTTGAGCGCGATTTATCATTACCCCTTGAGTAATGTCGCTATCATTCTGATAAGTAAGTGTCTGCATAGTTAATTCTCCTACTTAGGCAAACCGTCTGTGGGATTTGGGTAGAGATCTGGCCTGAGTTCATGGGGAGTTACGCCGGTCAGGTTGAAGATGGAAAAAATGTAATTTGGTGGGACGATTCCTTGGTCACGATTTTTCCAATGACTGACGGACATACTCGTCACACCCAGTGCCAGGCTGAGCTTTCTGGCAGAGCCAGCGGCTTTGATTGCTTTATCGAGTGCGGACATGTGCTTCTCCTGCTTATTGATAGCAAGAGTAAACCACAGATTTATACTTCGCGCAAACTTTGGATTTATTGCGTGTATAAACCAAATATTTACAATGACGATATGAGAAAAGAAGAACCCAACCTCGCTCTGGTAGAGCGCCTCACCGAGATCACTGATCGCGGCGTTACCAAAGCTGACATGGCACGCATAGCCGGAGTAACCCCTCAGGCGGTAAACGGCTGGTTCAAAAAAGGCGTGATTAGTAAGAAATCAGCACTGGCCATAGCCGATGCTGTTGGAATCTCTGTCGCGTGGCTACTTGGTGAGGATGTTGGAGAGAAGGACGGTCTTAAGCCTCACGAGCAGCGCCTGCTGGAACTCTATCGCCAGCTGCCGGAAGAAGAGCAGCAGAACATGTTGCGGATCGTATCTCTGCGCCTCAAGGAACTCGACGAGCTGTACGCCAAGTACATGAAGGGGCGGATAAAAAGTGATATGTCATCTAGCGAGCGCTGACTGAATAACGCCCCAAAACTGATGCTGTGCAAAAAATTACAATTTTCAGAATGACACCATATGTAGTGTCATCTAGTATAAGCATAGAGAAATGACCCGACTTGAACTTATCATTGAAGATCTTACACGCAGAACAGCCAGCATTGGTTGCGGGACACGTACAGGTTTGATTTTTTACCTTGAGGAGCTTGGGTTCACGTTAAATTCAGGCAAGAGCCCTAATCATAAGGTGATTACTCACTCAGCTCTTTCAAAGGTAAGTGATTTCCGAACAATCGGAATTGACTGTGGGCACGGTACAGCCAAGGCCGTTAAACCTTGTTATGGGCGTACTGTACTGAACACTCTAAAAAATATAAAGAAGAGTTAGAAATTATACATAAGGCGAAAAATCATGTTTAACGCAGAAGAATATACCATTTCCGTTCGAAAAGAACGAATGGATGGTGACGTCTACTGGGTTGCAAGAGTTGAGGAACTCCCTGATATTATGGAGTTTGGAGACACCCGGGAAGACGCATACAATCTTGCAATTGACACTTTGACTGTCGGTCAAGAGATGTGCCTTGCAGAGGGCACTGCATTTCCGGCTCCTAAAGTGTTCCAAGAACCTAACGTCTCAGGAAGAATTACTCTTCGCCTGCCTAAATCTGTACATGCAAATTGCATTCGCCGTGCAGAAGAGGAAGAAGTAAGTCTTAATTCATATATTTTAACCTGTATCACATCATATCGTTCAGTGCAGGAATCCAATTTTAGTACGTCACTCTTTGAAGATTTTAAGAGAAGCGTAATGGCGCTAGCAAACCCAAGAGGCCACTTACAACTCCTTGAGCACGCAGGATATGCCTACTCTAAGAAAGGTCATTTTAACGTTGTAGTAAGTAATACAGACACTGAGGAGTTTGGTGTTAGGGCTTTAAATGCTCAAAGTGCTTTTAGAGAGATTAACTTAAAAAGATGGGATGTAGTATCGCCATGTTAAATTTTATGAATAGCTTTGAATTACAAGCTATAAGTACTAATAAGCAATTTATCGATTTCTCCCGTGACGCAATTCCAAAGGAAGAAAGTATTAACCTCGGTTTCAGTTTAGATATGGGGATGAATGATGATAAAGAAAAAAATGAATGTTGTTTGATACTCGCTTGCAAAAGCCAAGTTAATGATATTCCAGAAGAAAATATCAATCCACTCACCCTTGAGATTGCCATCACATATCGATTTAATATAATTGAGCAAGATGTATTCTTTGGACAAAATGAAGAATTCAGAGCGAAGATTTTATCTAACCTTGTTTATCTTGATTTTAGAAGAAAATTGTCATTAGCTTTTGCAAGTGTTGGACTAGGAAGTCTTAAATTCCCGCTTGATATTGAAAAATTAAAAACCATGTCTTGATTGAAACCCGGCCATCGCGCCGGGTTTTTATACCCCTTTACTCACCAGCTCCGCCGCCTTCTCAAACACCTCATCCTGAACGCCATCGCCCTTCTGTCTCCCCAGTCTCACCAGTTCGTCAATGATGCTCGCCCGGTTAATGGTTTTTTGAGCTGATACCAGGCCAATCACTGCTGCGCCAATCGCCAAGCCAACTAACCCAGTCTGTTCGTCTTTGTTCTTCATCGTTCCGCTCCGTTGTGCCCCTCCAGAAAGATTAGCACCGAGTGACGTACATGCTAAATGCCTGCTCCTCACTCCGATCCCAGCCATCGTGCCGGTTTTTTTTCCTGCAAACCGGCAGAGCCCTCACAAAACACACCTATATAAACCAGCGATTTACAATTAATATTAACCCTGCATTGACACAACTATAAACCAGTGATTTAATAACTATCACCAAGACGCACCACGAACCACCCAGGCAGGACGCCCACGAAGTAGCCGTCCGGGGTATACGAAAACCGGAATGAGGTGGTGAGATTAACGCGCAGTAGGTTTGAAACGTTCCGCCAGCCTGGCGACAAGGGCAAAGCACAGAGTGAGCTTCGCGGTGGTGAACTGCAGAGTTAAAACGCTCAACTGTGAAGATCAGCGTCACGGCACCACCAGCGAAGTTCACTCAGCAATAGTGGAGAACATCATGGTTCATCAGCACTACGGTACACAGACGGTAAACCGCGGCGCAGTTCAGCCTGGAATGCTCGTCAAACACAAAGACTCAACCTGGACGGCATCAGCTAACGCTCGTGGTCGTTTGTATCTGCATCGCGGCGTTGAGATGACTTACACCAGGGATTTGCTGGTTGAAGTTTATCTGAACGGTCTGGGGCATGGACTCAGCCACTAGCGGAGGATGTCATGTTAGACAAGAAATGCGGATATTGCGGCAAGCCGGTTAAAACGGAGGAAGTAATCAAGAGCACCCTTCTCTATCGCAACGGCTCACAGCTGGCGCGCAAAGAAAAAGAGTATTGCTCCAGACGTTGCGCTTCGCACGACCAGATGGCTCACGAAGGCTAACGGTGATGAATATGCGAGAAAAATTATCACTGGCACGACTGAAGGAATTGCTCAGCTACTCGCCTGAAACAGGAGCATTCACATGGCTCAAAAATCGCGGACGGATAACCGCAGGTGATTTTGCTGGAAATTTAGATACGCGCGGCTATGTACGAATCATCATCGATGGAAAGAAATACAGAGCACACCGCTTGGCCTGGCTTTATACACACGGAAAATGGCCTGAAGACCAGATTGACCATGTGAATGGAAATTGCTCTGACAACAGGCTGGAGAATCTCCGCGAGGCTACTTGCTCACAGAATAACTTCAATAAACCGCTTCAGAAAAATAATACGAGCGGAGTGAAAGGAGTTTATTGGCACAAAGGGAAACAACGCTGGACAGCCATGTGCCGAGTTAATGGCAAAAGATTCACGGTAGGAACTTTTATTGAATTAGAAAAGGCTGCGGAAGCAATACGCGACTTCCGCAAAGCGAATCATGGTTCATTTGCCAGGAATTCATAACCCAGCGCAATGCTGAAAGGCTCCGGTGGTACCGACCAAAGTTACACCGGAAACAACATTAAAACCAAAGTTAACCCAATGGGCGCTATCAATGGCCCGGGGATTCTAACACCCAAAAATGAGGATCTCACATGGAATTCTTTTATGTGGTTAAAGCCACTCAGAAATCCGGAAAGCAAGATGCAGTGGTCTGGTTCACTGCCAAAACCGAGGCTCGCGCTAACCTGCAGCTGGATGTTGCTCTGGAAGATGCAGGCATCGAAACGGGCCGTGGTAAGGACTACGCCAGGCCGATTCGCACTGATTTTCCGGTTGTTGACGGCCTGCCGGAAGAAGGTGAAGTTGATTTCACCTGGTGTGATCGTTACGAACTTCAGGACGATGGGCACACCTGGCTGCCAAAAGCTGCTGGTGAGTCTACTGGCGCTGTTGACGCACCATCCATTCCTACTCCGACCGTAATCGTTGAAGACGCGACTGCGTCCGAAATTGTCCCGGTAGAAAACCGCACTCCAGCAGTCCGCTTTGCTGTCCATCTGATGAACGATAAATACCAGACTCATATAACTAAAGAGCAGCAGCTGGCTGCCAGCGAAATGTCACTGGACGAAAGCAATACCTATCTCCAGAACCTGCTGAAGGTGAAAAATGATGTTCCTGAAGTTGGCGAGCTCAGTCTGAATGCTGAATGGAAACTGATTCAGGCAATTAAAAGCATCTTCGCACAGGATGAAAAACACGAACCTGAAGTGATCGCTGCATTCATGTCTGACTGGGTGAACACGGATGCCGGTGACCGCAATCAACTGATAGAAGACTGGCGCAGTGGTAAGTTGCAGTTGCTCAAAACTGAAACCAGCAGCGGTGCTAACGTTACAACGGGTCAAGATCTCACTGTTGAGGACGGCATCCAGGCCGACGAGAACGGCCGGGCAGAAGGTGGCGTCGTTGATAGTGAAGTCGATACCGAAGAGCAATCCCAGCAGATACAGCAACCGAACCTGATCGTTGTTGCCACCCTGCCTTTCCGCCAGCGCGTACTGGCTCAGTTCATCGGTGATGGTGAATATCTCTATCACGTCGATGCCGCGCAGAAAAATGAGATTGTCCGCCTTGAGATGGACACCGATGACGCGTACGTCCAGAACCTGCTGCTGGCTGCTGAGAATGTGGAAGCATTCAAAAAAGCCATTGAGCACGATATTCATAAAGTCGTGAATGCCGTTAAGAAAGTCTTCCCTGTCGACGGTAAAAAAACGGAGCTGGCAACAATTATCCAGTTCCTGACGGTGTGGTTCAAAACAGATTACATCGATCGCGGCCTACTGGTTAAAGAGTGGAGCAAAGGTAATCGTGTAACAACCATTAATCGCACACCTTCTGGTGCGAACGCCGGTGGCGGCATTGCCTCTGACCGCAAATTCCCGCAAACCATCCTCGGGCTGGAGCATGAAATTGCTCTGGCGTTACGTGCCCGTGACCGCGAATTTGATATTTACAACGTCCCTCTGGATATAGAACTACAGGCAAACTCCATCATGAATAAGATGGACGATCCTGAATGGCTGGCTACTCGAGAGAGATTCGTTTCAATGCCTGGTAGCCTGGACTACTCACGTGCCTGCATTATCGCAACAGTAAAAACTACACCAGAAGGACTTTATGAAGATCCCGTCAAACATCAGGAATATTTGAATAGAGTACTGACAGAAACTGACCACGCTAATCCAGATCCGCTGCTCGTTGATATAGCCTGCGGTCGTTCGTCTATGCCTGTACCGATGAAACAGGAAAAAGTAACGGCTGAAGAGGTAAACAAAATTCTTGCGGTTTCGCGCGGTGACTTCGTTGAAGGCATTAGTGACCCGAACGATCCGAAGTGGGTTCATGAAAGCTACAACGCCGCCTCAAATGAGGAAGATAAAACGGAAAATGAGGACGCCGCCGATGTGCAGATGGAAGAAACTGTCAGTGATGAAGACCAAGCTGGTGATGCGCTGCATACAGGCAAGAGCTGTCTGGAAACTGGTGAAGAGTCACATACCAGCCAGCAGGCCGATGTAAACCCAAATACGGATTCTGTCGCCCAAAATAGCGATTCTGTAAACCAGACTGAACCAGTTTTGACGCAAACCGAACCCGAAGCGCAATCTGACGAACCAGTTGTTGTTTACCCCGCTTACTTCGAGCCAGGTCGCTATGAGGGTTTGCCGAACGAGGTTTATCACGCAGCGAACGGTATCAGCTCTACCCAGGTGAAAGACGCACGTGTTTCGCTGATGTACTTCAATGCGCGTCACGTAGAGAAAACCATCATCAAAGAACGCTCTCCGGTTCTGGACATGGGTAACCTGGTACATGCGCTGGCGTTGCAGCCAGAGCAACTCGATGAAGAATTCAGCGTTGAACCCGTAATTCCGGAAGGCGCATTTACCACCACGGCAACGATCCGCGCGTTTATTGATGAGTACAACGCCAACCTGCCAGCGCAACTGAGCGCAGACGATATCAAAGCTTTGCTAGAAGAACACAACGCCACGCTGCCGGCACAACTGCCGCTCGGCGGGTCGCTGGAAGAAACCGGCCAGAGTTATATGTCGCTGCCCGAAGAGTACCAGCGTATCGAAGCGGATCAGAAGCAGACCGCAGCGGCGATGAAAGCCTGCATCAAAGAATACAACGCCACTCTGCCTGCTCAGGCGAAAACCAGCGGTAGCCGTGATGTGTTACTCGAGCAGTTAGCAATCATCAATCCTGACCTGGTGGCGCAGGAAGTGCAGAAGCCTGCACCGTTGAAAGTGTCCGGTACTAAAGCAGATCTGATTCAGGCCGTGAAGTCTGTTAATCCGGACGCCGTTTTCGCCGACGAACTTTTGGATGCGTGGCGCGAGAATCCGCAGGGGAAAGTACTGGTCACCCGCCAGCAACTGAGCACTGCACTGAGCATTCAGAAAGCCCTGCTCGAGCACCCGACCGCGGGCAAGCTGCTGACACACCCGGGCCGCGCCGTTGAAGTGAGCTACTTTGGCTTCGACGACGAAACCGGTCTGGAAGTCCGAGTTCGTCCCGACCTTGAGATCGACCTTGACGGGGTGCGCATCGGCGCCGACCTGAAAACCATCAGCATGTGGAACATTAAGCAGGAAGGCCTGCGCGCCAAACTGCACCGCGAAATCATCGACCGTGACTACCATCTGAGCGCGGCTATGTATTGCGAGACCGCAGCACTGGACCAGTTCTTCTGGATTTTCGTCAACAAAGACGAGAACTACCACTGGATCGCCATCATCGAGGCTTCCGCCGAACTACTGGAACTGGGCATGCTCGAGTACCGCAAGTCGATGCGCGCTATCGCTACCGGCTTTGACACTGGCGAATGGCCAGCGCCGATCACCGCTGATTACACCGACGAACTGAACGACTTCGACCTGCGCCGCCTTGAAGCGCTGCGTACTCAGGCATAAGGGGAATGAATATGCAAAACACTAACGTAACTGTAGCTGACCAGAACGCCGTAATTAACTCCAACGTGGCCCTGTTTGATTCCCAGTATTTGAACGCCATCAGCGCATTTGCTCAAATTATGGCGCAGGGTGCGGCGACAGTCCCCAGACACCTGCAGGGAAATCAGGCTGACTGTATGGCAGTAGCGATGCAGGCGGCACAATGGCAGATGAATCCCTTTGCCGTAGCGCAGAAAACGCACCTGATTAACGGCGTTCTCGGATACGAGGCGCAACTGGTAAATGCCGTGATTTCACGCAGCGGCGTACTGGCAAACCGCTTTGAATATGAGTGGTACGGGCCATGGGAAAAAGTAGTCGGGAAATTCCAGATTCGTAAAGGCGACAAAGGAGAATACCGTGTTCCTGGCTGGACCCTTGCTGACGAAACGGGCATTGGCATCATCATCCGCGCAACGCTGAAAGGTGAAGATCAACCGAGAGAACTTGACCTGTTACTGGCACAGGCCAGAACTCGTAATTCAACGCTTTGGGCTGACGACCCTCGCCAGCAGCTCGCTTATCTCGCAGTTAAACGCTGGGCAAGACTGTTCTGCCCAGATGTAATTCTCGGCGTGTATACCCCTGATGAACTGGATGATCGCCGTGAAGAGCGAGAAGTTAACCCAGCTCCAGTGCAACACGTTAGCCTGTCTCAAATTTCAGGTGACACCGTCACAACCACGCAGAGCGCGCAGGAATCGTCAGCAAATATCGACTCTCTTGCCGATGATTTTCGCGAACGCATCGATGCTGCGCAGGATGTTGATAGCGCCAAAGCACTGCGTGCTGATATCGAAAGCGCGAAGGCCACACTCGGATCTGCCCTGTTCACCGAGCTGAAGAATAAGGCAGTGAAACGCTATTACCTGGTTGATTCACGTAACAAGGTTGAGGCCGCGATCAACTCCCTGCCGTCTCCGGACGAACCGGATGCAGTTGAACGGTTTGGGGAAGTTGAGCGAGTTCTTGCAACGGCGAAACGTCATCTTGGCGACGAGCTGCACGATCAGTTCAGCATCACCCTAGCGGATATGAAACCGGAATACGTTGGCTAACTGGGTTGGGAGGGTTCGCCTCCCACTGAGGAGATGTAATGCGACTAATTAACCGTGCAAATCAGCAATCCCCGTTAGCGCGTCAGGCATGCGACATAGCACTGGCCACTCATGCAGAACGTTACGGCGACTATGGCCGCAGCAAGATGAAGGAGACGTACACGGTGAGAGTTGAAGGTGTGAAGGTCTGGGTGGAAGTGGTGAACCGTAAGGCGAGCTACGTGGCCACAGCAATGACAGGTATGCGCCGGTTGCGCGCACTGCCGGGTCAGGTGAGTTGATAACGATATTTCATTAACAGTTTTCCGGCAGCTCTATAATAAGTTGCCGGAAGCCGGAGGTAGTATGGCCAAGCTTCTTAATCTACTGGAATGGGCGAATTCAACTTATTCAACCCCACCGTCTCTTTCAACACTTCGCCGCTGGGCGCGGGAGGGGCGTATTTACCCTGCTCCGGAACTTCACGGCAAAGAATATAAGGTTCAGCCAGATGCCATCTATGTGGATCCGAGCAAAAAGAACCTTCGTCACAAAGCAAAACGCATATCGCTGCCAACTGGCGGCACTCTACTGGAGAGACTGACTCATGGCGAAAAGGCCAGTTCGTTACGACGCTAACCTGCCCCGTAACCTGACCTATCGTAAAAGAGACAGGCTTTATAGCTGGCGAAACCCGATTACCGGTCAAGAGTTATCTCTTGGCCGGATCGACAGAAAGGACGCCATTTCTCAAGCCATCGAAGCCAATAACTACATTGAACAGAATTACCTTCCGTCAGCGCTGCTGGACCGCATAAAGGAAACACCAACATTTACGGTGAAAGCGTGGCTTGAGCGCTACGAAGTAATTCTTGAGCGAAGAGAATTGAAGCCCAACACGATGAAGGTCAGGCGCAACCAGATCGCCACTATCAGTGATGAATTCGGGTGCATGCCGCTATCGGCGGTCAGCACAAAGGACATATCTACTTTCCTGGAGAGTTACATACTCTGCGATAAGAAGAGCATGGCCTCCGGCCTGCGTTCGGTATTGTTGGATATTTTCAGGGAGGCGATCGTCGAGGGACATATTGAAAGGAATCCGGCAGAGCCGACAAGAACGCCGACACCCAAAGTGAAGCGTGAGCGTCTTCTACTTGAACAGTTCGAGATAATAAGGGATGCCGCAACCGCCCATTCCGAATGGGCTGCAAATGCATGTGACCTGGCACTTGTCACCGGGCAAAGAAGAGAGGACGTATCGTTGTTCAGATTCAGCGATATCAGGGATGGAAGGTTGTTTGTCACGCAGGAAAAGACAGGTCACAAATTGGCGTTGCCACTTGATTTGCGACTGGACTCTGCTGATTTGGTATTGCAGGATGTTATCGACCGTTGCCGGAAAAACAACCCGTCAGATTTCATGCTGTATTCAGCGGTGAGACGTGGCGGAAGGAAGCCTGGTCCGTTAACTCCTGACGGCATTACTCAAGCATTTTCTGATATCAGAGATTCTACAGCGTTAAAGTTTGGTCCCAACCCTCCTCCGTTCCATGAAATCAGGAGTTTGGCGAGTAGACTCTATGAAAGGGAGCGCGGAGAGGATTTCGCACAGAGGCTGCTGGGGCATAAAAATTTAACAATGACCAAAAAATACCTGGACGCACGTGGTGCAGAATATGTTATGGTTTAGACAGGATATGGAAATTTCGAGTAATTTTCGTGGGATTTCGTGAAAGCACCGAAAAAACCCAACGAAAACAATAATATAAAAAGAGACCGAATACGATTCCTGTATTCGGTCCAGGGAAATGGCTCTTGGGAGAGAGCCGTGCGCTAAAAGTTGGCATTAATGCAGGCTAAGTTACCCTGCCATTTAAGAATAGATGACAGCGCCAGGTTTTCCAGTCCGCGACTAAAGTGGCCTGAAAAAAAGGACGATTGTCACACATCCAAACGTAAAAACCGCAAGTTCTCCTGAGAGAGCCTTGCGGTTTTTTATTGGAAATCAGAACGCTACATCTGACAATTAGCAGAGCTTTTCTGCACGCTCCACAAACGGTGCGAGGCTCATTTTTTCACCCGGTTTCGCCGGGTCGTCAATCTGGATAATCTCGATCGGCTTCGCCGTAGTTTTCCCACTCTCTACCTGCTGTCTGGCAACATCATTCAATGGGTATTGCACCAGCGTACTGGGATTGATGACATACAGCGCGTTACCCGGACGGCAGGTCAGCATCACCTCTTCCCGATTAAACGCCCACTTATCTTTGCCAACCTCAAAACGGCTGACGGTGATGACCTGTGGCGCAGCCAGCGCGGCCCCTGAACTTGCCAGTAGTAATAACGAGATAATGATTTTTTTCAT